TTTTCTAGCTTTGTTTTTTGCCTTGAAAGTGGGTAAATTTCTATATTTAATTCCTTGCTTAGTCCCATTAAAAAATCGCTTAAAAATTCCTTCATTTAAAATCCTAATTTGTCTAACTCAGCATTTAGTTTTGTTGTAACCAAGCTTTGCATTTTTGGGTCTATTTTCTCTTTTGCTTTTTGCATGGTATAAGTGCCTTTTACAAAAGTGTTTTTTCCGCTTATATTTGGTTTTCCTTTTGCACTTTTTTTCACTCCGCCTTTATGAAAAAATCCATACTCTATAAAATGAGCATAATACGCACTCGCAAAATAATCCATTCTTTGTTTTCTCTCATTTTTCTTTGCTTGTGTCCATTTTTTAGCATTTTTTAACTTCTCAAATCTTTTTATACCTACTTTTTTCATCCTAAAAACAACTGAAGCGGCACGATAAACACCTTTTTCTAAAGTATAACTAGAAACTGCCTTAACACTTTGCTTTAAAAGTCCGCTTTGTTTAGGAATATTCTTTTTATAATCATTTGTGATTTCTTTTGCTACTTCTAAAGCTCCTTTTTTAGCCGCATTTGGCAAAGCTTTTTTACTTATGCTTTGCAAATCTTTCATTAATTCGTTCAAGCCTTTTACTTCTATCATTGATTGCCTTTTTGTGTGTCTTTTTCATCTATTTTGGCAAGATTAAGCGGTATTAAATGATCGTTTCCATTATCAATTGGGTTCATTTCTTCCAAGGCTCTTACTTCGTTTATACTCATCACGCCATTACTTAAAGCTTTTACATAGCTTTCCCACCTTGAAGAACTATCAGCTCTTAAAATAGCGTTGATATTGAATTTAAAATAAAATTCTTTTCTTTCATTTTGGTTTAATAAAAAGCGATTTAGGGCTTGTTCGATTTTAGTTGTTAGAGGTGTTATGGTTTGCACCATATAATTTGTCTCTTGTTGTTCGATATTTGAAAAAGTCGCACGACTTAAATCTCCAAGTTTGTGCGGTGGGATATTAAAAAGTCTTGCTATTTCTATCACTTGAAATTGTTTGCTTTCTAAAAACTGGCTATTTTTATTCGCACTTGTAGTTTGTGCATAACTTGCTCCACCCTCTAAAATAGAAATATTATAAGCTTTTTTTTGGCTATAATTTTCTTTAAAGGATTGTTTTAATCTCGAATATGCCTCTTCGCTTAATTCATTTGGTACAGATATAACGCCACTTGTAAAACTTCCATTTTTAAAAAAGCTAAGTCCGTGCTGTTCTATAGCTGTTGCAAGTTCTGTGGTATTTTTGCTTTTTCTAAGCGGTGCGATACCTTTTACTCCATCTTTAGTATGATAAGGCACATTTAAAACCTCATCATAATTTAAAACAATACTGCCATTTTTTGAGTAAGCTTGATAAAAATACTTTCCATTCATTTTAAAGATATTAATGTCTTTATTTTCTATGAGTTCTATAGAATTAATCACCCCGTTTCTTTTTTTAACAGGATATAAAAAACCATTGCCATAAATTAGCATTTGTACCATAAAAGCCTCAAAGAGTGTAAAAGGTGTCATTGTTTCATTTGGTGCGATTTTGATGAGTTCATATAAGGGGTGATTAGAGGCTAGTTTTGATCCATCAGTTGTTCTTTGATATAAATTTAATGGCAAAGATGCTATGGTCTCGCTAATATTTGAGATTGCGGCAATTACTGCTGAAAGCTCCTCAGCTTTTATTTTATCTTCTAATAAAATTTCTAAGCTATTAACAAATTCATTATTTCGTGCTTTTTTTGTAAATAATGATCTTATTTTATTGAACATGCAAAACCTTTATTTTTTACTTATTTTAAAAAAAGTTTGAGGCGTTAAAGTGCGTTTTATAAAAAAAATGATATAATTTCTCAGTGATCATAAGAATTGTAAAACTTTAAAAGTAGGTTTTAGACTTCTTCTGATAAGGAGAGTTGGCTCATTTACGAGTTACCCCGCCCTGTGCGGGGATATTATTTTCTTTGTTATTTTTTCTCTAATTGTTTCTAAATCTTCTTTTTTGATTTTTCCATTATAATAACTTATTATTCTTTTAGTATCAAAGGTTCTTACTTGTGATAATAGAGCTACTTGCTTTCTGTTTTTACTATCTGTGAAGTGATGATAAAGAAAACCTGTTTTATTTTCTATTTTGCTTGTTAATGGAACGCCAACAAAAAGATTAACATAATCCTCAATGTATATTTTGTTTAAAACTAAAACCGGTCTTTTGAAGTCATTATGTTTTCCATAAACTTCACTGCCTATATTTTGTCCTATGCTAACCCAATAAATCTTACCTATGCTTATTATTTTATTTTCTTTTATTTGTAGTTTTTTCTTTTCATTATTCCATTTATCAAATTTATCATTACAATTTATCAAAAAAACTCCTTGAAAAATATAATTTTACTCATTTTTACTTCTAAATTTATTAAGCTACAAAAACCTTATACCTCTTTTTTCATAAACATTGATTTTTGGTTTTTCTATGCTGTTTTTAGTGGCGATTGCAGTGACTAAAGCCGAAATTGCATCTATCCTTTCACTTGATTTTTTCTTATCAGGCTTTATGTTTTCTCTTGCATCTTGATCAATAACTAAATTTGAATTACACCATCTAAAAATAGGATTGTTATTGTGATTTAAAGTTTGTTTTAAAACTCTGATTTGGTATTCTTTTAAAGGTTCGCTAATACTTGCAAAACCTTGTCTAATCTGAACGCACTCTATATTTTCATCGCTTAACTTTTTGGCTACTTCTAAACTATTCCATGGATCATAACCTATCATTTTGATATTTAATTTTTTATTTAGAGCTAAGATATCGTTAATTAAATAGTCATAATCAACACTATTACCTGGTGTTAGAGTTAAAAAGCCAAGTTTTGCCCATTCTAAATAAGGCACTTTATCTCTTTTACTTCTCTCTCTTGCACTAAGTTCTGGTGCATAAAATTTAAAATCCACATGTAAGATTTTATCCACTTCGCAAATTAAAGCTAAAGCAGTTAAATCAGTAGTAGCAGATAGATCAAGTCCAACATAAACATCGCCTTTTAAATCAAGTTCTTTAAAACTGCATTTTAAAAAATCATCATCTTTTATAAAAGAAGTAGCATTTGAAGTCCATATATTTAAATGTTTTGTTTTAAAACTCACCTCATCATTTGCGTTTGCTAAAGCTTTTTGATAATATTCTCTTAATTTTTCAAGCTTTACGCCATAACCCAAAGCAGGATTAACTTTGATCCAAGTTTTTTCATCGTTCCAATCATCATCAGCATCAGGCTCATAAATCTTTGCATAAGTTGATGGGTCGTTTATAATGCCATTTTTAACTTGTTTGCAATAATCATATTGCTTTTTCATCTCTCCAAAATGATTATATCCTGCTGTTGAAATGACTATACATAAAGAATTTACACGACTTGCCGTTCCTTCTTCTAAAACCTTATATAAATCCCCATTTTTAGCAGCGTGAAGCTCATCGTAAATAAAAACATAAGGTCTTAAGCCGTCTTTTGTCTCGCTTGTAGCTGTTAGAACCTTTATAAAATCTTCAAATTTAGCGTTTTTTTTGCGTATTTCTCTATAGGTTTTATATTGATAGCACATTTTATTTAATTCTTCTTCTTGGCTTACCATAGATGAAGCAGCATTAAAAACTAATTTTGCTTGTTCGGTTTCATTTGCGGCACAATATATTTTTTTACCCTTTTCTTTATCAATAAATAAAAAATAAAGCAAAATAGCTCCGATTAACTCGGTTTTACCATTTTTTCTTGGGATAAAAAGCAAAGCGTAAGAGTATCTTCTGGCGTTTTTTTCCTTAGAATAAGTGGCGATGATATCGATGATAAACTCGATTTGAAAATTTAAAAGCTGAAAGGGCTTACCGGCTAATTCGCCATCGGTGTGCTTTAAAAGAGAAATGAATAAAACCGCTTTTTTAGCTATTTTCTCATCAATATAAAAGGGCGAGTTTTCAAATTCTTTGTTTTTTTGTTTAATATAAGCTAAAGCGTAATTTAATATATCTTCTCTTGCTCTTAATTTATCCATAATTTAACTTTCATCTTCTAAAAGCACATCAAAAGCTGATTTTTCTTTTTTATCTTTTAAATTTAGCCTTGCACGATTTGGAGAGCCTATGCCTAAAACTTTTGCTAAGCCTATAACATTTTTAGTCAAAGAATTAAAAGCTATAAGTTCAGGCGTTACAATAGGCGTTCCTTTATCTGTGCTTGTTGTAAAACCTTTTTTCTCCATTTCCTTGCTTGTGCATTCTAAAAAAATGAGATTTTTAACATAAGTTTTAATAATATCATTTTCTAAAGGATCATAAATGCCTAAATTTTCTAAATCTTTGATAGTTTTTTGTGTGAGTTCTTGCTCTATGGTTTCTAAATTTAAAGGCTTAAAATCATCTTGCGTTTGTATTTGTTCTGTTTTATTTGCCTTTGGCTTTTCTTTTATCGAATTTTCATCAATATACAAAATAACTTCGTTTTGTTTAGAATTGTAATGATTTTCATCTTGTCTTTTTTTAGCAAGTCTTAAAATTTCATCTTTTGGATAGGGTTTAGCTTTTCCTTTTAATACTTTTATACCATTTTTCTTTAAATATCTACTCAAATAGATTTTAGAATTAATGTTTAAAATTTGCAAAACCTCATCAATGTTTAAAAATTCTTTTTGCATTAAACGCCTTTTTTTATTTGTATTTTAATGATATTTTAAGGCGTTAAAATGCGTGTTAGTTAATTTAAAGCAAAATTTGGCTTTTTTAGAACGCTTTTGATAAAAATAAAAATTTCAAATAAAGATTTTACCTTGCTTTGCTTGTGTTTTGGTTGGTTAGTTAGTAGGTTAAGTATAACATTATGTAAAAAACTGGCTCGCATTTGTTTAGTATTATCCTTTTCGGTGTATAGGATTGGCTTTCATAGAGATTACATACCCTACCCCTTAAGCTCGTTTTTAGTCTTTTCATTATGGCAAGCCAAGCATAAACTTTGCAAATTTTCTTCACTCAATTTCTTGCCACCTTGCTTAATAGGTTTGATATGATCTACAATTTTTGCAAACTTTCCACACCTTATACAAAATGGATTTTTATTTATAAAAGCATTTCTTAATTTTCTCCAAGCTACACTATTATAAAAATCTGAACTTTGCTTATCCCTTTTAAAACAATCATATCTTTTGTTTGCTATTTTCTTAAAAGTTTTATCACATTCTTCACAAGTTCTTAAATGAGTTTGTATTTTCTTACCACACTTGCAAAGTTTATAAATTGTCATTTTTGTAAAATCCTATTTCAGTTTTTTTAGAAAGTTCAACTTTAAATTCATATTTAAAATCATCATAAGGCTTAATCACATAACAATCATATCCTATCTCTAGCAATTTTATAAACCAATCAGGAAGCAAAACAAAAAAATTATTTCCTACTTGTTTGATTTTAAAACCACTTTTAAGCTCATTTACATTTCTATAAAAATTATCATACAAACCTAAATTACTTGCAAAAAGCTTAACGGGAACTGCATTAACAATAATATCTTTTTTATTAAACATAAGAAGTCTTTAAGTAATTAACAAACGAAGCTTTAAGGAATGATATTTT